CATCGTTTAACTCTATTTGGAACGCTCTAACACGTTTATTTTCGCTAATATGAGAGAATTCGTGTTTCGCTCGGACTTCGTTTTCGGTTTCTTCTGTCACATCAATCTCAAACTTTTTCCACGATGTGCGGCGAATCTCGTCTTGTACAATATCTTCGGGCGTGTCAACAAGGCAATACACTACCCGGGCTTTGCTTCGTCCAGTGAGCCAACAATATCCAACCAACTGCCAAAAATAATCCTTGTTAGGTAGTTCATCCTCAAACCAAGGAAAGGTAGTTCCATCCCAAGAACATTTAATATCAATTATTTCGTCTTCTAAGATGAGGTCGGGAGTTCCTTTGATAAATTCATTCTCAAAGTATTCCGTGTTTTTGAGCGCAAAAGGCAAATTTAGGACTTGTGAAGCCATTTCAATAGCCAAGTCTTCCTGAGTGTTACCCTTATCCGTGTAACGGCTTGAGAACTCTTTTTTGATTCCGAATTTTTCCTCAAGTGCTAATTCCTTTAAATAAGTCTTTGCGGTTTGAGATAAAACCTCCCCCTTTGATTTGGGGGAAGTCATTATCTTTCCGAGTGATGAGCATCGAATAATCATAACAATAAAAGTGATTTGGTTTGTAGATCAGTTAATTGAAAGCCGCTTAATGCTTGTTTGAACGCTTCAGGTGTTAGTTTACCTTCGGCAATTTGTGTGAGTCCATTATCAAAGCGTTCTTGAGTAATAGTTGGCTTCGTGTTTTTGACCGTTGCGCTGGCACTATTTGCGTCGTCGTCTTCCGCTTGTAAACTCAATAACGACTGCAATGTATAGCGTCGGTAGTAAGTCACCGCAGAACCAATTTTCTGAGGGTCTTGAATTTCAGGAAGGCGCATTGAACTTTCTACTTTGTCACCCGTTTCAATGTCAATGATTAACGTACTGACTAACCCGGTAGCCGAAATAGGTTGTATAAGTAATAAACCTTGTTCTAAAAGCAAAGGCTCAACTGACTCAACAAGTGCGTTGATGTCTGCGTAGGACTTTTTGAAATGTGGGTTGTTGGCATTCTTTACTACCTTGCCTATCTTCTGCTTGGCAGCGTGGAGTTTTGGGTAAAGCCCTGAGACTCTTACCGCTTCTTCTTTTACTTCGTCTTTTTTCATGTTATTTTGTTTATTGGTTTGTACAAATATAGTATTATTTTTAATACGGAATACATTTCACATTTTTTTTATATTGCTTCATAAAAGATAGTATTTCATTTTCAGCGTATCCGTTTAATTTTGGCAATTCGTTTTTAATAAATTCATCTCTTAATCTTACTGCTGAATCAATAGTTTTTTGAGTTCCTACTGAATACTTTTTTCCGTTTATTCTTAATCTAATCAAATACGCATTGCTGTTAAAATATACGTTTGATTCTCCACTTAATCCGTTTTTATCTTTTGTAGAATTTTCCCTTTGAGAAATCAATTGTAAATTTTCAAGGTTATTATTTGTCTTGTCGTTATCAATATGATCAATAACATAAAATCTATTTGACTTTACACCTGTAAACGCTTCATAAACTATTCGATGAATTAAAGCCGTTTTTATCTTTTTATCTTTAAACAGATTAACAAACAAATAACCATTTGTACAGTTATTATTTTTAAGAATTTTTTTTCGATAAATTAAACTCTTAACTCTACCGAAATTTGACACTTGATAAATGCCTTCATAACCAATTACATCTTTCCAGATTTCCATAAATTAAAAAAGCCCCGTGCTTTTCGAGGTCGTGGTCTCTACTCAGCACAAGGACTTAATAAAATTTTTAATATAGCCACGACACTATAATTTATAAACGTAAATATACGCAAAAAGTTGCATTATTGCATCATTTTAATCTTGTTTTTATACTCAAAAATTAGCTGTTTCAATTCGTCTTTTGTCCATTTACGAACAATACTTCTATTTTCTTCTAAATATTTGAATCTTTCTTCTCCTATTTTTTCAATTAACCTACTTCTATACTCAAGCAAATTGCCCGATAAATACTGATTGCAGGTGATGCAACTCGAATGCACATTGTCTTCGTGAAATCTTAGGTTATGGTGATTGTTTGCATTGTAAAAGTGTGATGCGTTAACTCTTCCGCTGATCACTTTACCACAAGATACACACGGTAAATCTTTATCTCTAATATTTACCCACTTGTTAAACACTTGTTGAGCCATTTTAAGATAATCCGAAGTGGTTAGTAGGTCTTCTTTTTGCTTTTTGACCTTTTCCTTTTTGATTTTGGCTAAATTCTTCAATGCTTGTTCCGTCTTTTTGCAGACATAACAATATTTGTCTAATGTCGAAAATGGTGTAAAGGTTTCACCACATTTTTTACATGACTTCATTAGAAAAGTTTTTGTTGTGAAACGTGGTTCTTAATTCGTTCGACTGCTTTGTCATAATATTCCTTATCAAGTTCACAAGCCGTTAACTCGAATCCGTATTCGTGGCAGGCGATGGCTATACTTCCACTCCCGAGGTGAGTGTCGAGGATTTTGTCTCCGTCTTTTGCGTATTTGTCTAAAAGCCACTTATAAAGTGCTACGGGTTTTTGTGTTGGGTGGATGCGTTCTAATTGATTTGGGTTTAATTTATATATTCGTGTACCTCCACTCCTTACCCAAGCAAACTCGCATTCTGCAAAGTCTCTTCCATACATTGTGTCTCCTTTGTCCCAAATTGAAAAATACCTGCTAACTGGTAATTCAAAATAATTTCCTCCCCAGATAATTTGATTTTTTGAAACTCTAAATAATTCATCAAAATAATTTTTTGTTGGAGTTTCGCTGTCCCATGTTTTAGTTTTATTTGGTTTTATTGTTTTTCTTCCTCCCATACATTCTGAGGTTATATTTATCCCATACGGAGGGTCAACAATAGCTAGGTCGAAGTAGTTGTCAGGATAGCGAGCCATTAACTCCATGTTGTCCTCGTTTGTCAGTTCGATTTTATCAGTTATTTTCATAGTAATATTTTTAAATCGTTTACTTGTTTTTTCAATTCTAAATTCTCGGTGTGGAGTGCGTAGAGTTTCGTAATCACTTGCTTATGGTCTTCGCAAACTCGGTAAAACGTTAACATAGCTTCCTTAAGTTCGATTTGTCGCTCTTCCATTGGCTTAATTAGGTCAACTCGGTGCGTGTGTTTCGTCTTTAAGTCGTCAATGCTCATGCTCAACGCTCGGTCAAGTGTGCGCAGGTTTATTTGGGCGGTTAGAATGTCGAGTTCTTTCATGTTAAAAAGGTAAGTCGTTCTTAAATTCGTTTTTCGGTCCGTAGAAGTTGTTGAGTTCTGGCACTAATTTACTGACTTTAATCTCGCCTTTTGGTGATGCGTATCTTTTTTGCAGGTCACTCGGTCCAATCATGTCCAATTCGTAATAAGTGAGTGTATTCACGTCAAAATGTAGTGTTACATCGCCAATTTGACCAACCGAACGGGGCTTAATCTTATTCATTTTGATTTCAGCTACGTTGCTATTTATGTCAGGACGGTGTACGGTTATCATGCACTTGCCACTATTAAACCACTCCGAACCCCCTTTCAAGTCGTAAGGTCCGGGGGCGTTCCTTTTTCCGTCTTTGTCTTTGTCTGTTAACTTCGGGTGAATGATCGTGTGAAAATGAAGGTTGTTTTCTTCTGCAATGTGGTTTCTATACGGAAGGCAAAATTCTAAATAAGTCGCATAACCTCCAAACTCATCGTATGGGTGGCTCATGTCCTTCCAAGAATCTATACTTGCTGTTTCAAGTCCTTCGCTTTTCTTCATTTCAGCAGCCAAGTCCCAAAATTGCATCGGTGTAAGTTTCGCTTTTACGTCCGTTCGTGTTAAGATTTTGAAGTGAAATAAAACCCATTCAAGGTTCTGTTCAATTTCTTTGTCCGTGATCGTGTTCGGTTTCTTTGGGTCGAAACTTTTACTCGTCTTTTTGTGCAAAAGGTCCGCGACAATCTCGACATTGTTACCAACGTCAGGGAAATATACCAAGTGTTTCCACGAATAAAACATCGATGCGTTAACAAGTAACTCCATCAATACCTGCGTTTTTCCGCTCATGGGGAAACCCGTCCAGTCGGTGCAATTTCCCAACTGCATCGAATAGTGTTTATCTAAACTTTCAAACCCTAAGTACTTACCTCGTTCATGGTATTTATCTCGGTATGTTTTAAGTTGGTTTAGTACATCGTTCGGTTCTGTTACCTTAAAGCCTTCTACTCCCATGCTGCTTTGAATTTAGTTGTTTCTATTTCCGTGTTTACGTACTTCATGAAATTTTCGTTACGAAGAAAATGCGCTGGTGTAATCATGTTATTGTCATTAACCCACTTTGAGTTACACATACATTTGAAAGCATGTTCAAACTCCGCACTACTATAATTACTTTCTTTTAGTTGTATAAGATTGTTTAAATCTGTCTTATCTAATTTCTTAAACTTACCTTCAACTCCTTTGTATTTATGTTTCATTTGGTTGAACCAATCAATAAACAATTCCACGTTTATAACTACTTTATTTTCATTCTTTTCTTTCTTATCATTCTTGTTAGTTGTTGATGGTTTGTTATTCGTTTGTTGCTCGTCTGTTGATTCGTTTGTTGCTACTTGATACTTTTCGTAATTAACTACCTTAATAACAGTACCTTGCGAGGTAGAATTGATTGTTATTTCGTTTGTTGATTTTAGCTTGTTTAGTGACGTGCGAATTTGTTGAACTGAAAGATTAGTTTCATAACTTAACTTATCTAATCCAGTTAAAGTTTCACCAACACTAACTACCTTTCCTTTGTAGTTGCGTTCCTTGTGGTTTGCCTTGATCAGCAAATGAAAGAACAAACGGCAGGTGTTAATGTCATCGTACCACTCCCACTCTAAAATCTGTCTGTGTATCTTAACCCACCCACTCATAACCTCTATATTTTAAAAATGCTTGTTTGTATGCTTCGTGTGCTTCTTCTTCCGTTTTAAAATAGCCTAATTTTATTTTTTGTTTATCAACTGTTATTTGTGCAACAATACGTTTATATAAACAAATTGAACCATTTTTACATTTATATTTTTTCATAAAAAAACTAACTCCTTTATACTTAGATTTACCATGTATTTTAGAATTTAAATTGTTTTCACTATAACTCGCCCATCTCAAATTATCAATTCTATTATCAGTTCTAATTCTATTTATGTGGTCACATATTTTATTTACATCTAAACATCCTCTAAATGCAATTAAAACTAATCTATGAACTGAATAAGTTTTATAATTCCCATTGCGTGATAAATTAACTTTACAATATCCATAACTATTTATATTCTGTTTCATTATTCTTTCTTTTCCGAATTTTATAGATTTTATTCGTCCAAGATTTGATACTTCGTATAGTCCCTCATAGCCGACTACTGGCTTCCAAATTTCTTCCATTTTTTGAAATTTAAATAAATAAAAAAACCCTCACAACTCCTGACCATCCTACCTGTCATTCATTGCAAGGGCTAATAACACCTTTAAAGTTCATATAATGTAGGATGTGAACTTGTCTTGTAAATATAAGTAGTATCTATTTAATTTGGTTGATTCTTTTATAGCGAGTTTTCAACAGACTTTCAATACGTCTTGCCGAAATAATCAAAGCGGTGTTATAGTCGTTAGCGTGAGCATTCGTTATTTCGATGCACTCCAGCACTTCATTCAACTTTTCAGCGAGTAGTGGGTGGTAACCATCGAGAGCGAGTACAATCATTTCCTGCGAATAAATTACCGTTGCGTGGTCTTTATTAAACAATTTCCCTGATTCACTTAAAGACAACCCGGTTAACGTTGCCCAAGCCATTCCAATCTGTCTCCATTGCATTCTATCTCTTGACCTATTAGCTATCTTTAGTTCTTCGTGAGTGTAAGGACAAACCAAAAAGAACTCGTGCATCGTGTAAAATGACCGCTTTGGTAGTTTGCTGAGAATATATTTTATCTTTCGTCCGTATGTTGTGCCGTTCTTAACCATTGTCTGAATGCTATTTGTATGTTTACTTGTTGTTCTGAGGTCTCAGGTGATGCGTTCT